TTATAACTGCAAAGATTGCAGACATCAGCACAGCATCTTCAACATTTGTTGGAATACCTGATGGTGGTAGAGTCATCAAAATCATAACGGCACTTCAAGGAACGATTGCTACAGCAAATGGAGCAATTACTTTTGAAATTGGCGGAACAGCTATGACCGATTCAGCAATTACGGTTGCTTATTCTGGTTCTGCTGCTGGAGATGTAGATACATCCGAACCAACTGCGGCAAACACAGTTTCGGAAGATGGAACTATTGAAATGATTACCGATGGTGCTTCAACCAATGCAATCGTACTTTATGTAACATTTGTTATTAGAAGATAGTATTTGTTATTTAAAAATAGTATAAACAATATTGGGGGTGGCTCTGACCTAGCGGTTTTTCTACCCCCTTTAAATTAAACAGGAGAAAAAAATAAATGGCTTATAATTACGGATTATACGCAGGAACAACACATAAAGTAACTTCTTCAGGTTCTAGTGCGGCTTCAAGCACAGCTTTTGATGACGCTACAATTTTTGTAAGAGTGGTTGCAAGTGCCGCAGGGCATATTGTATTTGCTTCTTCGCCTACCGCAACAAATAGTGATATTTATTTACCAGCAGGGCAAATAGAAGTATTTAAAGTTGCACCTGGTGATAAAGTGGCTTTTATTGGTTCTGGAGATTTGTACGCTACTGAAATGTCTTAATGGCTAAACCTAGAGCTTATGGTTATGTTCATGTAAAGCACACTAGGAAGAAGCGGCCAGGTCGTCATACAAAGTCGTATTCCAAGAGAATACCAAAGAAAAAAAAATATAGAGGTCAAGGTAGATGAAACAAGAAACACAAGTAGACGGTTTAAACAAAACTACTTTCATTAAAGATGAAATGGAAAAGAAAATTGCCGTTAAAGAAGAACAAAATATTAATCCCCACCTTAAACACAATAAAGAACTTTATAATCATAACGATGGCTATTCCAAAAGTAGAGCTTGGAAAAGGGTAGCTTCCGTTCCTACTTTAGCGTTGCAAATTTGGGCGAAGGAAGAAACAGGTGATAACAACTGGTTTCGCATACCGAAAGAAATTCAAAACAAAATTTTAAAAAAGAAATTAAATAGCAACGAATATCAATACTTTAAAACTGCACCAGGAAATATATAATGGCTAAAAAGAATTGGATTCAAAAAGCAATTAAAAAGCCTGGAGCTTTAAGGAAATCTTTAAAGATTAAAAAAGGACAAAAGATTCCCCTAAAGAAACTAAAGGCAGCCTCTAAGAAAGGTGGCAAGTTAGGAAAAAGGGCTAGACTGGCCTTAACACTAAGAAGATTAAGAAGGAGCATATAATGGCACTAAAATCAAAAAGAGGTCTAACTAAAAAAGAAGAAGAAACAGTAAATGAAATGGATAGTCATGTAAGAACTGCTGGTTTATCAGGAGATGACAAATTAGCTTTAAAACGATTTGGAAAACTTTTTAACGAACTTACTGACAAAGAAAAAAATGCACTTTATTATTCTGAAAATATATAAGGGAAATATATAATGGCACTATCAACTTACGCAGAATTAAAAACATCCATAGCGAACTGGCTAAATCGTTCTGATTTAACCGATGAGATTTCTGATGATTTTATTAAATTAGTTGAATCAGAATATAATTCTAAATTAAGAATTAGAAAGATGCTTACTTCTGATACTTCTTTTACTATTGATTCTGAATTAGAAACATTACCCACAGGATTTTTACAGGTCAGAGATTTTTATATTGTTTCTGGATCGGCAAAATATTCTTTAACCTACATGGCTCCAACACAAATGGATCAAATTAAAGGGGGAAGTACCTCTGGAAGACCTAGTGTTTATACAATATTAGGAGATAACTTTAGATTCGCACCTACACCAGACGGAACCTACACTTCAACCATTAATTATTATAAAGCGATAGATGCTTTGTCCGACTCAACAACAACCAATTACATTTTAACTAATCATCCAGGCATTTATTTGTATGGATCGCTTTATCATGCGGCTAATTTTTTAGGGGGTATAGAACCTTCTAAATTACAAAATTGGTCTCAGCTTTATGCAACTAACATGGAACGATTAGAAAGAAACGATAAAGAAGATGCTTGGAGTGGAACACCTTTACAGGCTAGATCCGATGTTACGGTTCGTTCACCTTTTGTAGATAGAACTACTGTTATATCAAACAATACTTAGAGGAAATAATGCAATTACCTTTCGGAGAATGGCTACCAGATCAACCTAAATTTATGAACCCTGGTGCAAATACAGCAAAGAATGTTTATTTTGCAGCTAGGAGTTATAAACCTTTTCCTTCTTTAACGGCTTATAGTACCAACGCTATTGCGGATTTATCAAAAGGAGCTGGTTCTTTTCGATCAACCGACAATACCAGTTACAATTTTGCTTCAACGAAAGATACTATTTATCAATTATCGTCAGGAGCTTTTGCCGACAGAGGAGCTGGGGGAAAATTATTAAATAATTCTTACGCAACCTGTACCATTACAGTTACTGATTATGCAAACATAGTAACTGGTTCAACTATTGTTCTAACAACTAACGCTGGAACAGCAGTTACATTTACTTCTACAACAGGAACTGCTGGAACAGATGAATTTAAAACTGAAACTGATAATGATACTACAGCAGATAATATTTATACCTGTATTAATGCTCATGCTGATTTTTCAGCAGTTAATCCAGCAGCAAATGTAGTGACTGTCACTAGAGCTGCAGTAGGTAGAGATAACCTTACTGTTACTTCTTCTGATACTACTAGACTTGCTGTTACTGATTTTGTTGGTGGTACTCCCTTATTAGGATCGGCTACCGATTTTATTACCTTTACGCAATTTGGCGATTATTTAATTGTAAGCAATGGTGTGGATACTCCTCAGTATTATTTAATGGGAACATCAACAAACTTTGCTAATCTTTCAGCGATTGCTTCCGATGGCACTCCACCTTTATTTAGAGTGTCAGGAGTCATTAGAGATTTTTTAGTAACAGGAAATATTAGTGGTGCAACCAACAGGGTTCAATGGTCAGGCATTAATGATATTACCACTTGGACAGCAGGATCAAAACAGGCTGACAGCCAAGATATACCAGGTTCAGGTGGACAGATTGTGGCCATTACTTCTGGAGAGTATGGTTATGTATTTAGACAAAACCAAATCATTCGTATGGACTATGTGGGTGGAACAACTATCTTTAGATTTTCTGTAGTATCTCCTAATAGGGGTGCGGTTTATGGAAAAACAGTTTGCCAAGATAATCGAAGGGTTTTCTTTTATGCTGATGACGGTTTCTTTGAAATTCAAGGCGACAACATTAAACCCATTGGAGCTGAAAAAGTTAATCGTTTTTTTGATATAGATTTAGATAAAGCCTTTTCCGACAGAATTGTGGCTGCGGTTGATCCTTTTAATACATTAGCTGTTTGGCTTTATCCTAGTGCTGATAATACTGCCAATACGACTGGAATTTGTGATAAACTTTTAATTTACAATTATGTTACCGAAAAATGGTCTTTTGCTAATGCGTCAGCTAGTACCATTTTTTCTCAATTCGTTGGAGCTTATACCGTTGAAACAATGGATTTAATTGATTCCAGTATAGATAATATTAATATTGCTTTGGATACTGATTTTTGGTTGGGAGGCCAAAGGTATTTAGGTGCGGTTAATGGAGACAACAAGGCAGCTATTTTTTCTGGTAATAGTAATGAAGTTGAAATAGAAACAAGTGAAATAGAGTTGTTTCCTGGTTTAAGATCGGATATAACGGAAGTCAGACCCATTGTAGATGCAACGGCTACCGTTGCCATTACAACAAGGGAACGATTAGCCAATAGTGCATCAACATCTTCTTATAGTTCTATGGTAACAAGTGGAACCGTTCCTGTTAGACAATCAGGAAGATACGTTAGGGCGAATGTTAAAATTGCAGCAGGTTCAACTTGGACTCATGCACAGGGAGTTGATTTTATTGCAAGTAGGGCAGGACAAAGATAATGGCTAAAGATATTAATATAGAAAATGTGCGTTATAGCATGGAACACCAGGAGTTCTTTCAAAGACAAATTGAAGAAGCGGTGAATACTTTAATAAATAAAAACAACGATGAGAACGCCAAAGCGTTTGCATGGTTTATAGATTAGAAAATTAAATGGCAACAAACATAAAAGATTATTCAACAACCCAAGCTAGTAACACATCCTTAAATACAATTAATGTTGGCGAAGGGATGCTTCCTAGCAACTTAAATAATGCCATTAGAGCATTAATGAAAAATACTAGGGATTGGTTTAACGATGCTCAATGGATTGAATATGGAGATGGTTCAGGATCTTATACCGCAACGTATGTTTCAGGAACAGCTTTTACCATTGATGGTTCGGATGTAACTGCGATTTATCATGCTAAACGTAGAATCCAAATTGTTGATACGGCTTCAACTTTATATGGTACTATTGCCAGCACTTCCTTTTCTACCAATACGACTGTTAATGTAACTTGGGATTCAGGCAGTTTAACTTCAGGAGCAATTACTTCAGTTTATATTGGAATATTAAGTGCAACGAATACTTCTGCACCTCCAGTTATTATTGACGATACTATTGTTAATGCGGATATTAAAAGTGATGCAGCCATAGAATTTTCCAAAATGGAGGATCTTACTGTATCAAGAGCTTTAGTTTCTGATGGCAGCGGAGATGTTTCAGTAAGTGCAGTTACCTCAACGGAAGTAGGATATTTAGATGATGTTTCTTCAAATATTCAAACTCAATTAGATGCCAAACAAGCAACGATTACAGGTTCGGCTACAACCATAGACACAGAATCCTTAACGGCAAGTAGAGCCGTTGTTTCAAATAGTTCGCAAAAAATTGCAGTATCGGCAACCACTGATACCGAATTAGGATATGTAAGCGGAGTAACGTCTGCCCTTCAAACTCAAATAGATGGCATAACGGCTGGTACGTTAACGACCATTGATGACGATAACTTTACCTTACAAAATAATTCTGACACCAGTAAAAAAGCTCAGTTTTCCTGTGCTTCAATTACGACTTCAACAACAAGAACTTACACACTACCTGATGCCGATGTCACTTTAATGAGTAATTTTACATTATCCGATGGTTCATCAACTCAAACAATAGCAGACGGAAATACAATGGTTGTTGCTGCTGGAGAAGGTATTGATACTGCGGTAACAGCTACAGATACAGTTACTATTTCTGGTGAAGATGCCTCAACAAGTAATAAAGGAGTGGCAAGTTTCGCTTCAGGAGATTTTGATGTATCTTCAGGAGCAGTTTCTATCAAAGACAATTCTATTACTTTAGCTTATATGGCTGGAGGAACTGATGGCAATATAATTTCTTACGATGCAAGCGGTGATCCAGTAGCGGTAGCAACAGGAACAGACGGACAAGTTTTAACTTCGGCTGGTGCTGGTCAACCATGTGCTTTTGAAGATGCGGCTGGTGGTGGATTAGATTGGCAATCCGTAACAACAGGTTCAACCTTAACAGCAGTCGCTGGGAATGGTTATCCTATTGATACGACTTCCAATGCATGCACAATTACACTTCCAGCTTCAGCTTCGGTTGGAGATGAAATTGTTTTTTCCGACTATGATAGAACTTGGGGAACATATTCTATTATTTTAGATTCAAACGGCTTAAACTATCAAGGCAGAGATGACAGCTGGGATGTAGAATATTCAACAGATGGTCAATCCGTTCACATCGTTTATATGGATGCAACGAATGGTTGGATTCCAATTAGTGATGATGATGTTACTGAAGCACCAATTAAATTAAATACTGAAGGTATCTTTGGTTTTGGTGATAGTGGTAGTTATGTTTCAATGACCAACCTAGTTTCAAATGCTGGAGTAGTAGGAACAGATGTTACAGGAGTTGGAACTGCTAGAGGAATTATGGCGGCATGTGAGTATGGCGGTGATAAAGGAATTTTTGGTTATGGTTATACTGGTAGTAATGTTTCAATGACTAATTTAGTCTCCAATTCTGGAGTCGTAGCATCGGATGTAACAGGAGTTGGAACTGCTAGACAAGAGCCAGCGGCATGTAGTTATGGAAATGATAAAGGAATATTTGGTTTTGGTTGGATTACTGGCTATACTGCAATTAGCAATTTAGTTTCTAGTTCTGGCGTTGTTGCAACTGACACAACAGGAGTTGGAACTGTTAGAGGTTCACTAGCGGCTACACAGTATGGTTATGATAAAGCAATATTTGGATTTGGTAATACTGGTAGCGCAACAGCATTGAGTAATTTAGTATCTAATGCTGGTGTCATAGCAACAGATACAACTGGAGTTGGAACAGCTAGATATGGTATAGCGGCATGTAGTTATGGTGAAGATAAAGGAATATTTGGTTATGGTTATGTTGCTGGTTATAGTTCACTATCTAATTTAGTTTCAAATACAGGAGTGGTGTCAACAGATGTTACAGGAGTAGGAAGTGCTAGATCAAATCCAGCGGCATGTGAGTATGGTGGAGACAAAGGTATCTTTGGTTATGGTTATATAAGTCCAAGTAAGGTTTCAATGACCAATCTAGTTTCTAATGCTGGAGTGGTAGGAACTGACGTTACAGGAGTAGGAACTGCTAGAACTGTTCTAACGGCATGTTCTTTTAATTAATATGGCACAAAAATTTAACACAGAATTTAATTACCGATACCAAGTCATAGGCTGTACGCCTTGGGAAAAAATTAAAACCTTAAAAGGATTTCTTGAAGGCAGAATAAGAGCACAGGCTCTTGAAGAAGTAGGTAAACTAAAATTCCAAGCAAAACTTGCAAAGCTAAAACATCTTCAAAATAGTGGAAATGGTTTAGAGCATGAAATTTTAGAACTTAAAGCAGAGATTCTAGAAGCTGAAAGCCATGAAGAAACTTTAAAAGAAGCCTTTGAACTTACTAAAGATGAAATTAAA